AGTTCGTGCCCGGTCAGTTGGCCCGCGTTGCCGACCAGAGCGAGACGCTGGGGTATAAGTTCTATCAGCTCGTTGATATCACCACGTCCGAAAACGTCACGACCGCGCATTGGAAGGTAGCAGGTGGCGGGGAGTCCGTGCTTGGTACCATCACCGTTAATCTGGAATCGTATGTCAACGATGTCAAGACGTCAGGTGCCGAGTTCGTTGGTGTCGTGGTGACACTCACTAACACCACCGACAGCAAGGTTGTAGGTACTGTAACCATCGCAGCGGGTGAGACACAGGCGATTTTCAATAATGTCACTCCGATGAAGGCATACAGCATCAGCGTATCGGCTGTGACCGGCTACACCCAGCCCGCAGCACAGACCATCGATGAGTTGCCATTCTATGCGAATATCAGCAAGACATTTATCTACGAAGCCGACCAATACACCATCGCCATCGAGAGCAACCAGGGTTCAGCCGATACAGGCATATCGAATGCGAAGGTCACGGTCAATAATGTACAGTATTCCGCAGGCGACACGTTTAAGATTGCCAAAGGGGAAAGCATCGGTACTCCTACTGCATCGGCAGTCACAGGCTATTCGTCATCCGTCAGCGTGAGCGGAAAGACCATCACAGGCACCTATTCGACGATGATCCTCACAGTGGTGCTCGCTTCCGACACAGGCGAAGCCGACCTGTCGAATGTCACCATCACCGTGACTGACACCACAGACAGTGTGACGCTCTCTCCATTTGCCACTAAGCAATACAAGATAGCTTCGGGACACACCTATTCTGTTGCCGTAAGCAACGACGTGGAGGGTTATAGTGCCCCCGCGAACGCCACAGGCACAGCCACAGGAGGTTTATACGCATCCGATTCTGTTACGATGACGTATGAGGAGGCAAAGGGATTCGTAGACCTCGGACTGCCCAGCGGACTGAAGTGGGCAGACCACAACGTGGGTGCTGACACTCCATATGAGGACGGACTATATTTCTCATGGGGCAATGTGACGGGACATACAGGCGACGACGGCTACAATTTCGGCACATCGAACAGCGGACCCTATGCCTCTACGCCTGGTGCTGCACTGACGGGCAACATTCCCACGAACACCACCTACGACGCAGCCCGTTCCAACCTCGGTGCGCCGTGGCGCATGCCGACCAAGGAAGAGTTCCAGGAACTGTACGACAACACCGACTCTGAGTGGGTGGCCGACTTCGAGGGCACGGGAGTGGCAGGACGTAAGTTTATGAAGAAGAGTGACCACAGCGTGTTCGTATTCTTCCCCGCCTCTGGCCGCCGCAGCGGCACGGGCTTGAGCAACAGAGGCTCCTTCGGCTACTACTGGAGCGCGTCGCTCTACTCGCAGACGAACGGCTACAATCTGGGCTTCAGTAGTGGAGGGGTCAATCCAGCCAGCAGCTACAGTCGGTTCTACGGGTGCTCTGTCAGGGCGGTGCAGTAACTGGTCTTTTTATCCCCGAAAGGCCTGCAATCTCTTTCAGTCTTGTCGCGCGTCCAACGCGCCGACAGGCGCGGCGCGACAAGGCAGAAAGAGATTATACATATAAAGGTATAAAAAATATTGAATTGATTTGGCAAAGTTAGTTGACATTCTACAGGTAGAGAAAGACCGTCAGGAAGAGGCGACGTGGGCCGTTGTCCACCTCTACAAGACGGGCTCTTTCTACTCTGCATACGAATGGAGCGCATGGCTCATTGCCGTCATCACGTTCAACGACGAGGTGCGCTTGCGGACGAAAGACCGCAAGCCGCTGGCCGTGACACGTATTAAGATGGCGAACAGCGCATCATACAACCTTCGCCGTGACGTGTTCGGTAGTGACACCTTGGCCAAGGTAATAGAAATAGACGACAACTTCCTGAAGTGTGCGTAAAGCGGTTTGCCCCGATTGCTTGGTAAACCCCAAACAACATTTCCACCGCTTGTTAGAACATATTGAATTTTAACAAGCAAAATCATGGCAAACAACAAGTATTGCGGCACCGTTGCTGACTACCAGCCCGTGAGCGAGGACCAGAGCCGCGTGGTCATCATGTACGATCTCAACGTGAAGGAAGACAGCGGGCTTGCCGAGTGGTATCAGGTGACCTTTTATAAAAAGAAAGGAATCCCCACGCTGGAGCAGATCAAGACGGCAGTGCTCGCCGACATCGACCGACAGACGGACGAGAAGATTCTGAAGGAGTGCCAGTGGACGGTGCTCCACGGCAGCGACGCAGGCAAGCATGTGACGCTGTGGCTCTCTGCCGAGAACCAGCGCAACTACTCGGAAGGTCAGCGCGTGGCGATGATTACCGAGGGTGCACGCCTGCCTATGAAGTTCAAGGTCGGACAGAACGAGGACGGCACGGCTGTCTACGACATCTTCGAGACGGTGGAGGAGATCACGCGATTCTACATTCATGGTGTGAACTTCATCAACCAGACGCTCAACGAAGGTTGGCAGCGTAAGGACAGCATCGACTGGACTCCGTATGAAGAGCAATTATCGGAACTGTTTGGCGAGTAAACCCTAAACCATTAATCGCCCGATAGGTAGAAATACTTATCGGGCGATTTTTTGCGCCCATAAACGAAAGAAAGATAAATGGCATATTCAACAGGAATGTTACGGCATCGCGTGACCATCAGGAATAAGGTGGTGGCGACGCAATTCGGAGATACCACCGGGTGGATTTTCAGCGAGGCATGAAGCGACTGGCTGAAGGTGCGCTGGATGGCACCGACTATGTGGTTATCCGTATGCGGTGGAACTCGATAGTAAAGCGCGACTCGCAGTTGGTGAGCGATGGTGTGACGTATCAGATTACGGAGTTCCACTCTGACAAGTACGACAACATCATTCAGATCAAGGCACAGGAGATTGTGAAATAACAAAATAAGAAACTATGGTAAAGAAGCAAGTAGCGATTGTAAACTACAACACCCCCGAGCTGACGTCTGCGGCAATCATGTCGCTGCGCAAGCATGGCGGGGAGAACTATGAGGTGACTGTGTTTGATAACTCTGACGCGCGACCATTCACCAAGCAGATGGCGGGCGTGACTATTATCGACAACACCCAAGGCCAAGTGATTAATTTCGACGAGGAACTGGCGAAGTTCCCGAACAAATGTCAGACCGTAGGCACCTACGCCAACTACTACGGCAGCGACAAGCACATGATGACCATACAGAAGCTGTGGGACATCCTGCCCGACGGATTCCTGCTGATGGACTCCGACATTCTGCTGAAGGACTCGGTTGACTTCATGTTCCAGGAAGACCGTCTCTGCGTGGGACATATTCAGGACGGGACAAACAACAACCGCTTCGGCATCGACCGTCTTGTGCCGTTTCTCTGTTATATAAATGTGCCGATGTGTCGTGAGTGGGGTATCAAGTATTTCGACCCCGAGCGCAATCGTGGACTGGTGTCGGAAGACCCCAACAACCCGAATAACTGGTATGACACGGGTGCAACGTTCCTCGACGAAGTGCGCAAGTGCGAGGCGAAAGGCCGTCGTATAGACATCCGTCCGCTGATGAAGCACTTGCAGGCGGGTTCATGGGAAAACAAGTCGGAGCTGGATCATGCCCGCTGGCTGATGGATAATGCCGCTCTGTGGTGCCCCGACAGTTGGGAGCGTCCGCAGACCGACAAGGTGGCTCTCTGTGCCATCGGTCGTCTGGAGAACCGCTACGCCAAGGAGTTTGTGGAGCATCATCTGAAGCTGGGTTTCGACCATATCATCATCTACGACAACAACCACGATGGCGAGGAGACATTCGACAAGGTGCTCAAGACCTTCATCACCAAAGGACAGGTGGAGATTGTCGACTGGCGCAATATCGAGCACCGTCAGAGTCAGGCCTATACCCACTGTTATGAGCATAATGGCGACAAGTACGCATGGATTGCGTTCTTCGACTTCGACGAACATCTGACGTTAGAGACCGACAAGAACGTGAAAGACCTGTTGGCCGACTTCGCTGATGCCGACGTGGTGAAGCTCAACTGGCTCTGCTATGGCGACAATGGTCATGTGAAGGCCGACAAGAAGAAGCTCGCCACCCGTTTCACCACTCCCCTTGCAGACGATCTGGAAGTGAAGGCCACCGAGCCCGAGAACTATCACGTCAAGTCGTTTGTGCGCGGCGGTCTGCCCTGGGCAGTATGGCAGAATCCCCATTGTCCGATGATCGTGGGCCGATACGCTTTCATCGACGGTTCGGAGTCGAAGTGTTTCCCCTTCCACACACCCAGTCACAGCCGCGCCTATTTGAAACACTACGTCACCAAGACCATCGAGGAATGGATGACCAACAAAGTGCAGCGCGGCGAGGGTAGCAGTTCAAAGAATACCGAACTGTTGCGCCAGAATGCTGTGGAGATATTCTTCATGTACAACGAGCGCACGCTGGAAAAGGAAAAGTGGCTGAAGGATAATGGATTCACGAGTAAACCCTAAGCAATAATATCACAGATTAGTAAACGGAATAGAATATGGAATTATTCGGAAGTAATATTTTCAATGGAATCTTCGGACGGCAGACGCGCGAGGCGGGCGGTACGACAGCACAGCCCGTGCCCGGCATTCCTTCGACCACCAATCCCGCAGCACCCGAGAACCAGACGCAGCAGCAGAAGGTGGGCGGTGGCTCGTTCGATGAGCGCATCGTCCATGCCCGCAGTCCTCGTGTGGCCCTGACGGTCAGTGCCGTGTACCGTGCCGTGGAGCTGCGAGCCAAGACCATCGGACAGATGCAGATGCAGTACCAGGTGAAAGACCGCGAGGGCGGTAACTTCGTGATGGATGTATCAAAGCCGCGAGGCGGTAACGTAAACTTCGGCACACGGCTGAACTATCTGTTGCAGGTAGAACCGAACCCCATGATGTCAGCTCAGTCGATGTGGGAACAAGTGACGATAAACCGTCTGATGCTCGGCAACGGCTTCATCTACATCGAGCGCGACGAGCTGGGTGAGCCCAATTATCTGTGGCTCGCAGAGTGTGGCGGCTACAATATGGGCACCCGCACATATACCATCTCATATATGTCCGAGATGGGTATCGTGAAAAACAAGATCGTGCCAGCCGACGACGTACTCCACTTTCCGAACACCTACCGCGAGCGTAACGGCTTCTGGGGTATCTCTACGCTAAGGTTCGCCTTTGAGACCCTGAGTCTTATCAAGACCGAGAATCAGTTGGCACTCGAGACCGCTGCCAAGGGTGGACGCGTGAAGGGATTCATCAGCGAAGAGAGACCTACAACAGGGCCTGGCACATTGGCATTCGGCATGTTCTCGAAAGATGCCGGCGACGCTTACGCCAAGGAAATCAATACCAAGGTATATCAGCAGGACATCAACTTCCTGCGTGGTGCTGAAAAGTTCCAGAACCTGAGCCTCACGGCACAAGATATGGCCATGATAGATATGCTGAACTTATCTCAGGATGACGTAAGCAGATTTTTCGCTACCCCGCGCCCGCTGCTGATGATGGACACCAACTCGCACTACACCACCTACACCAACGCGACGATGGAGTATCTGTCGAGAACCATTGCGCCCGACGGTGCCGAGATGGAGGCAGAATGTTTCCGCAAACTGCTGAGCATCTACGACTACGGCCAGCACCGCTTCCACCTGTGCGAGCAGCCCCTGCTCCGCATGGATAAGGAGACGCAGGCGAAGATTGACCAGTATCATTTGCAGAACGGATGGACATTTAACGAGGTACGTGCCGAGCACGACATGCCTTCCGTAGAAGGTGGCGATGAGCCAATGGGTAGCGCGAACTTGATGACCCTCAAAGCACTCATGGCGAAGGCCGACGCAAGCACCCAGCTGAAGCCCGGCAACTACACCGTAGGAGGTGGCGAAGGAAACGAACCGCCAGCAGACGGAAAATAAACTGTTACCTAATAACTCGGCAACTGTTACCTAACAGTTCGCAAGTTGTTACCTAATGATTTAAAACGTACAGCGTATGACACCGAACCCAACAAAAGAGGAAATCGACGCTCTGGAGCGAGAAATCCGACAAGCGAGAAAACAGCGCGAGAAGCACATCCGACGCGCAGTAAACCCAGGACGCTAAAACGCCCGCATAGTAGATAACAATTTCAAAATATCAACGAGATATGACAAAACAGGTAAGATTCATCGGCTCGGACACTTGCGGACTGCAAGTGCGAGAAACTGAAGGACAGCAGGGCAGTCGCGTGATAGCCGGTCGCCCGATAGTCTTCGGTGTGCGCAGCCACAATCTCACACCGTGGTCATCGACCCGCGTGGTGTACGAGATACTGGAGCCTGGCTGCATCAGTCGTGAAGTGCTCCAGAAGAGCGACATCATCCTGAACTTGAACCACAACTCAAACGTGGTGAACGTGCTGGGTCGCTATCGTAACAACCCCGACAAGGACACGCTGAAGCTGGAGATGCGAGGCGACGGCATCGACTGCGAGTGTGACCTGCCCGAAACTACCGCCGCCAACGACACGCTGACACTGATCAAGCGCGGTGACATCACCGGCATGTCGTTCGCCTTCGACGACGACTACGAGGACAGCGAGAACGGCGTGAGCTACGAGAAGACCAACGACATCGAGGATGGCAAAGTGGTGTGGCTCCGTCATGTGAAGCGCATCGTCAACCTCTACGACGTGTCGATAGTCACCCACCCCGCCTACGAGCAGACCTCAGTGGCCACCCGCGAATCGAGCGACCGTATCGACGCTGCCATCGAAGCACAGCTGAAGCGTGAGCAGCATCAGGAGACTGAGGAGGAAAAGCAGGCACGCGAAGCCAAGGAGCGTGAGGCCAACGGTGGTGAGACCAATGCCGAGAAGGAGGCACGCGAAGCCCGCGAACAGCAGGAGCGCGAAGCCAACGGCGGCGAGACCAATGCCGAAAAGCAAGCCCGCGAGGAGCGCGAGAAGAAAGAGCGCGAAGCTGTAGCCGTGATGCGTATGCGTCAGCGTCGCCTGGCACTCGAACAAGAAACAGACAACTTTAGTTATTAACCCCTTAAAACGTTTTAAGTTATGACGAAAAAGGAAATCGCTGCTAAGGCAGCACGCAACCGCGAGATCCAGTCTCGCATGTCAGCTATCTACCTCCAGATGGAGAAGGAGAAGCGCGAAGAGTACACCGCTGAGGAGAAGCGCGAAATGGCCGAACTGAAGCAGGAGCTGGAGGAGAACCACCGCGAGATTATGCTCTCGAAGGACGAGGCAGCCATTGCCGAGCTCCGCGAGAACATCGACCGCAACAAGCAGTACCGCGAGTACTTGCAGGGCGTACGTCAGAAGCGCGAGGACAGCACTACCACCCTGTTGCCAAAGAGCCCTGCCGACGGTTCAAGCATCACCGAGTCTGGTGCCATCGCCCTCCGCATCGAGGACATCATCGACACCAAGGAGAACGGTCTTGCACTGCCTCCAGGTCTGAACCTCGTTACTGGCGTAGTAGGCGACGAGCTCTATCCTTACTCTATCAACGACGTTGAGATTGAGGAGACAGGCGAAATCGCTGCTATCAATGACCAGGCTCTCGACTTCGACAACGTTAAGGTTCAGAGCAACCGCGTTGCCCTCTCTGTTGCTGTGTCTAACAAGGCCATCGACAATGCAGCCTTCGACCTCGTTACCTTCGTTCTGTATAAGATTCAGAAGGCTTGGCGTATCTACTTCGCTAAGAAGATTTACAGCCACGCCAACTGGAACTACAACAAGGGCGCGTTCTCTCTCGTTACCCCAGGCACTATCACTCTGAATAGTGAGATCGGTGCTAACATCGACCTCGCATTTGCTGCAATGGCAGAGGCAGGCTTCGACGAGCAGGGTGTTGTTATCATCTCTCCAGCAATGGAGGCCAAGCTGAAGCATCTCTATGAGGGCAACGGCGTGAACTCTAAGACCATCATCGCCGACGGTCTGCTCTGCGGTCATCCATACGTATCTACCAAGCACATCAACTACACATTGAATGGCGAGGGTAAGTACGTGAAGGACACCGACGAGTACATCGGTCTGGGTCTGTTCAACTACCTGGCACTCCAGCAGCATGGCGAGGTTCGTCAGACTGTTGACGCTACCAGCGCAGCTGTGGCTAAGGTCAACAAGACCATCATCGTTTTCAACACAGAGATTTCTATCACTGAGCTCTCTGCAAAGGTGAACGGTGGTGTCGAGGGTGGCAAGCCTCAGGCATTCGCTCTGCTGAAGGTTATCAACCCAAGCAACAGTGATATCTAAATCTCTCTAAACCTTCTTTCTGGAAACATAGTTTCTCATGACCATCGGGTGGCACCGATGCACCGGCAAAGGCTGACTGCCCGATGGTTTCCCTTAAACTAAAGCAGCAACATGAAATCAGTTGATGAGATAATCTACGACGCTATCTGTGCAGATACAGCCCTCATGGAAGCCATCGGCTCCCGTGTGGTCTCGACCTGTTTCGAGGTACCGCCAGCCGAAGCGGACAATACCCCTCTGCCAAACATCATCGTGACCGACGACGGTTTTCAGAACCAGAACGGCACGAAGGATTGCGTATGGGAGTCGGGTGAAGACCGTGTACAGGTGACTGTCGATGTGGCTGCTGATTCCCCAAAGGAGGTGAAGCGTCTGATACGCATGGTTCGTCGCGCCATTGAGAATCAAATAATCCTAATGTCTGCGAACAATGAGCGCATCCCGGAACTTGACTCGCTTTCGAGCAACGGCATAGCCTGGGACTGGATGAAACCCTGCTATTATCAGCATCTCTATTATCAATGTACCGTACCATCTGAAACAGACATTGACAATGAGCAAGACTAAAGCAAAAGCAATCGACGAGCAGAACGCACAAGCTCAGGAGACAAAGCAGCCCGCTTACGTGGCTGAGCTGTTGCTTAACGGCACCGTCACGCTGACCGCTAACACGCGGGAGGAATTAACCGAAATGGTTGACAACATACCTGCCGAATGCCACTATGGAGCCGGAGCCGTTGGCCGTCATCCCGAAACGGGTCTCTACTCCCTGCG